TAAAAGTTCTTTTTTAGTAAGTTTTTTCTTACGATTGTACATTAGTGATTTTTTACCAATGTATTTTTTTCCGGTTGGAATATGAGTTGTTTGATAAATAAATCCGAACACTCCTTCAGGAAGATCAGAAATTTTGTCTATTTGTTTGTCTAAGAAATACCACATAACCCTTAATGTACAAAAAGTATTTTAGGTATCCCAGCGAATAGCAAAAGTAGTGTCAGTTTCATCTGACATTCTAATTGGTTGACCTAATTTACCTACAACTAATAATTCGTTGTCTTCATTGTATAAACCAACTGTTGTAACATAAGGTTTAAATTGTGATCCTGTTGCAAAATTTGCTAAGTCTGGTTTTTGGTCTGATTTTATTTTTCTTGTGGAAATATTGTGTGTAAAATTATATTCGTCTGCTTGAATAGTACATTGATATTCATTTTCATATATAGGGTGGATATTTGAAAAAGATAATTTTTTAACTACAGTAGAAGGTAAAGCTATATCTTGGTGTTTAGGATGAGTTATTATAGAAACACCATTAGAATAAAATATATTTCCTACATAAGGATTTCCATCTAAACTAGAAGATAGATTTTCAATTTGCTGTTGTGTTTTTACAGAATTAAAAATCATTACATTAGATAAACTACCTGTATAATAATTGCTTATTTCGCCTTTACTACCTAAGTATAAGTTAGCTTGGTTTTCTGTTTGTCCTGTAGTTGTATCTGTTGTAGATGATATTTTAGAACCACTCATCCATATTTCCATTACAGATGCAGAACTCATACAAACTACATGGTGTAAAGATCCTGTAGTTATAGGAACAGTTACTGTTGGGGTGTTTACTCCATCACTTTTTTTAAAATTTAAATTTTGACTACTATCTATAAAAATTTCAAAAGGAAATCTATTTTTTTCTCTTACATCAAAGGGTTGAGAAGAGCCTGTAGTGTTTGTTTTTTTATTTATAGGTGTTTTTATTAATGTTTTTGTTGTGCTTTTACTTGCTATATATCCACTTGCACTTACAGGGTTAATAAAAAATGATATTGTAAAATCTTCTCCGGGGTTAAAATTATAGGTTTCGTTATGGGGTGCTACTATAGATGATGTTAAAGAATCAGTACTTAAAAAATTAATTTTAGATCCTGTGACTAAAGGTAAATTATAATCTTGTTGATTAAAAGTTATATTTTTATATTTTAAGGTATTAGAGTAATAACTATCATCATATATATTTTCATTATTATAGTATTTTAAAGGATTAGGTGAAGTTTTACCATAAAGATTATAATTAACATTATACTGTTTGAATCCTTTTATAGGCCCTAAATTGAAAACCTTTTCTTTTTCATCTATACTATGATTGATTAAATTAGTACCTGAAATTATTAAATTTCCTTTTTGATCATCTATTACAATACCAAAACTACCTGAAAAATTAAAAGTACCAGGTTTAATTTTATTTCCATATAAATTAGAAGGAATTGAAATTACATTTGTTTTTACATATAAATTTCTAGTTTGTAATAAGTAATCAGCGTCTCCTAATCTATTAGAAATATCTCTTATATGGTTTTTATAAAATAAATGATCTAATTGTTGATATTTAATTGAGTTATTAGTATCATTTCCATTGCTAAAGGTATCTAAAGTAGTTGTAGGGTAATTAAAAGTTTGAAAAGTAATACCTACTGCTGCTGCTGAAGCTGAATTAAATGTAAATTGTTTATTTGCATTAAATGGAATTCTTGATATATCATCGGGGCCTAGTGTTTTGTAAACTGCCATTTAATAACATTTTTAGTAATCTAATTTTACTCTAATAAGTGTTTCTGTTGTAAAGTCTTTTTTTAATGGTTGACTTAATTTTGCTACAGCTAGTAAATTATTATCATCATTATATAAACCTACTGTTGTTATATAAGTAGTAGGAGAATCACCCATAGATGTATTGTTTAAATTTCCATTTACATCTATATAAGAAGGATTAGATGAGTAATTAAATTCACTGTTTTTTACTCTTACAAACATAAATTGAGAGGATACTTTTTCTTCAGCATCTAATTCAAAACTAGCACCATCAACAATTGCATCAAACATTTTTTCTACTAATTTTTCTGTTGTTGCGTCAGTTCCTTCTGCATAAAAACTATCTACATTTCTTAAAGCTTCACCATTAAAAATTATTAATCCAGCTTCTGGATAAACAAAACCAAAAGATCCACTACTATCAAGAGCTCCTAATGTTTGGTCTAAACTAGAACCTGACATTAATCCGTTAGAACCAGATACTAAATTAAATTGTCTTCCTAAATTAGTTGTTGTTGATGAACCTGTTAGTGTTACACTATCGTCTGTTAAGTGAAGAATATTTGAACCATCATTTAATTTTAAATTTAATGAACCTGCTTTTAAAGCATGTTTATATCTTCCTCTAGCTACATTAATTACCCAAATATCATTAGGTTCAAAACCATTAAATGTAAAGTTTGAAGATTCATCACCAAATACTAATTGTCTATATTGATTATAAATTACTTTAGTTGCTGTGTTTCCTAAAGCTCCTGCTGTGTTTGTAAAATTTAATGATCCTGATCCTGCTTTATGACCATAAGAAATTGTATATTCTATAGAAGAAGATAATATGTCTTCTCCTTCTCTTACTTCTATAAAAAAGTTACCTTGAGAAGTAGCGTTAGTATATACTGCTTGTGCTGAAGATGTAAAATGGGTTGTTAATATATTTACATTATTATCCCAAGCATTTGATACTACTTTATCGGTGCTTACTACTAAATCTTCTGGGTTTAATCTGCTATATGATGCCATGTTTTATTATGTTAATGTTACTCCAGTTACACCTTGAGTATTAGAAGTAGCTATTACTTCTTTAGTTATTTCAACGGGAATAGTTACTCTTGCTCCCGAATCTACACCCTCAAGTGTAAGTGTTGTTAGTAATTTTGTATTTGTTCCAAATAATGTAGTACTATTAATAGATGTTAAACTAAATGAAGTACCTCTAATAGTTTCACTTAATGCTGAGTTACTAAATGGTCTTGCTGTAGACGAAGCTGCTGCTGACCCTACTCCTTCAAATGCTACTAATAATCTTCTGTCTGCTATAGTTGCTAAATATCCTCCTGGTTCTGTTACGTTTGCTAAACCTTGGAAATTTAAAGTATTTGGATTTACAGAAGTTGTAGCACCAAGTGATAATTGGATTTTAGATACATTAGCTGTTACAATTGGTAATTTAGTTGTTCCTCTTGGTAATGTAACTAACTTATGAATCATTATATTATTTTCATCTGGGATAGCTTCTAAAAGAGGCATATTTTCAATTGCTTCTCCATAATACTGAGAACCATTAGGATGGCTTTCATTAAATAAAGTATAATCTACTTCATCATCTGCTAGGGCAAATTGTGTTATTCTAAAAGAGCCATCACCTCTTGCAAGTAATTCTCTTCCTCTTTTTGTTAAAATTGCATCTACTGTGATGCTTGTATTATCTAAATATCCCATTGTTATTGTATTTTGTTATAAATATAATTTTTTTTAAAAAAGTGTTATTCTTTGCTATTAGGTATTCGTTCAGCTGTTTTACCCTCTATTATACCTGCTCTTTCTAAGAAAAAGTCTAAGTTCTTTTTAATATCTTTATCTAAATTGTCGGGTATAAGTATATATCCTTTTTCACCTATACCATTAGCTAATTCTACTGGTTTATCTATATTTGATATAATTGCTTGTTTTTCTTCTAAATATGAAATTTGATATATAGCACTTAAATGTGCAGGACCATTAAGATAATAATTAAGTTTAATATTATCAACAGTAATACCTGAACTTGCAACATTATCACCAGCAACAGGCCAAGTTATTCCCGAATTAGATTTTTGAGTTGTAATTATATCATGTGGTCCCTGCATAATTGGAATAACAGCAAAAACAGGTTGTGTAAGGGGTTTACCAAACCCACTCATATCAGCACTTTCTGATATAGCTAAATGTGTACGTTCTCCAACACCAAGTGCAGATCCTGTTGTCATATATGATCCACTTTGTATACTAAATTCTACAGTGCTTATACTTTTTATTCCTGCGTCTGTTTTTAAAGAATAATCTGCTACATTAATTTGTTGTCCTAAATTAAAAGTTCCAAATAATCTATATTGACTTTCTGAAGCAACAGGTATTAACATTGAATTAATAAAACATGATAAGTTTTTAACATTATCATAAACAAAATTAGTTGCACTTGATGTTAAGAAATCAACCCTACCAAAAGATTGACTAATAGGCCATATTGTTTTAGTTAAAGTATTTTCATATAATTTAAGTGTATTTTCATTTAATGTATTAGTTGCACTTGATGCATAAGTGAAAACATTTTGATAAGGTGCGGCTGATGAAGAATATATTGTAGGGAAATTTGCAGAAGAACTATAAGCATATCCTACTTGGATTCCTTGATTGCTTACACTTCCTTCTCCATCTATTCCTTTATGTTCTAAAACTTTATAAAAATATCCCTGATTAAATTTAGTTTCATATGAACTTTTTAATTTATGGGTTATTTTGTCATCTAAAATTTTAATATTAAAAGAAGAACCATCTTTAAAATCTTTAGCTAAATACCCATTAGTACCATTAAATTTTTCATTATTAACATCTATTATAGTTACTATGTCTTTATATTTGTTAATTATAATTATTTTTTCTACATCAATATATGAATGATTTTTAATTGTAGTTAAATTATTATCTTCTCCATCTGCTCCTATTATTGATTTTCCAAAATATAAAGCTGTTGCATTTTGTGATAATACAGGATTTAGTCCGTAAGTTACATCTCCTATATTATATTCATTAATTTTTGTAGCTGTTAGTTTTGATCCTTCATAACGTGAACGTCTCCATGTTTCCATTTCTAATAATGAATCATCAAATTGGATATTACGAGTACTATTTGAATTAAATTTCTTTTTACTTAAAACCGAATTCATAAAATTACCATAAGGAACTAAAACATGGTTTCTTAAAACATCAACACTACTACCTGAACTAACTGTTTGTTGCCATGTACTACTTCCAGATAGTGCTTTTGCTATATCTATAGTAGGTCTTAATTCATTTATTTTAGCTGATCCTGTAGTGTTGTCTAATTGAGAATAATTGTTATTTTTATTAAATGAAGCCGTTATTTCTTGTATTGTACTATCAAATACTGAACTACTAATTACATTTGCTCTAGCATCTGATTGTATAGGGTTATGTCTTTTGAATTTAGATCTTTCTAAAACATGTGGTTCAATTAATAATCCTGTTTTGTTTACTGCTTTTTGTGGTGTGAATTGTTTTATTAATTCAAATAAAGTATAGTCTAAGTATTGAATCCATCTTGTAAAATCTCTTACATTATATTTATCTTCACCTCTTTTTAATTTTTTAAAATATTGATTTTGAAGTTCTTTAAATTTTGAGTAAAAATCATCTTTTGATTCCCTAGGATCTCCTAAAAATTCATCTAAATTAAAAGTACCTAAAGTATAAATTATATCTTCAGTTAATTCATTTTGGGGTGATAAATAAATACCTACATTACTAAAATCAGGTACTTGTCTTTCTGTTATAGGTAATTGAGACAAAATATCAGGAGATAATATATTATCATCTGTTGATCCAGAATCTATATATATTTTTCTATTTACAGGAGATTTTCCAATTGTATTAGGAGTAGGTAAGTGATGATCTTCTACTAATAATTCTACGTCATTATTACTAAAATAAGTAAATCCATCTAAATAATTAGTATTAACATCAGGATGGTGGGATCTTAATAATGGTGTACCAGCAACTGTAAGTACTGGTGCTCCCGCGCTTCCTAAAGGTACAGAACCTGAGGGGAAAAACTGACCAGAGTATGAAACTGGTCCTGTTCCTGCTGCATTTTGGTTAAAACTGGCTCCTAAATTATTACTACTAGAAGGTGCTAAACCTGAACTTGTTTGATTAACATTTAAACTTGAACTTAAAATTGCACCCCCTGTGATAGGTCCTACTAAATTTGTAGATGGTGATATAAGCCCTATTGAATTAGGATTATTATTCCATTCTGCAGAAGATGATGGTAGTTGTGTTGTTATATTAGTTGTTAAATCTAACTCAAAAGATAAAGGATATCTTACTATTAAGTTATCAAAAGATGATGAAATAGAATTACCCCCATACATTAAAGGTTCTAATGCATGTTGTTGTAAGGTATTATGACTTAATAATTCACCAAAATAATATCTAACTTCAGATAAAGCACCATTATAACCTATATTAAAAGTACTTCCTGTTAGGTCAGCATCTGCTCCTAATTCGTAAAAAGATTGGGTTACTATTCCAAATGTGTTAAAATCTCTTATACCACCAAAAAATCCTTTTCTTACACCTCCTATATAATTACCACTGTCATAATAAGGGTTACCAAAAGATTTTGCATTATTTTCTTCAGATAATATTACTGAACCAGTGTAATGGTTAACTTCTCTTAGATGATTAGCTTGATAAGCTCCAAAACTTGCAGTTGTACTACTACCTGATATACCCTCTGTTCCTAAAAATATATTCCAAAAATCTCCATTATATATAGGAATTTTTTCTGTTTCTGCTACACTAGATGTAAATTGTGTTAATACTAACTTTCCATATTGTGTTTTATCATTAGTAGCAAATAAATCGCTACTACCAGTATAAGGATGTAATGTTAAATGTAAATCTGATCCTGATATGTCATTAAATGAAGAATGATTAGTTAACGAAAATAAATGATAATGGGTATTAGCTCCACTAGGTGGTCTATTAGGTTTTATTCTAAATTCAACTGTTTTAGCTGAAGAAGAATTAGCATTTGTTAATGATGAAGACCATTCTGTTTCTATAAACATTCCATTTGTACTAGTGTTTGTTATAGAATTTCCACTTAATACTTGTGTAAATTTAGGGTATGAATATAATTTAAATTCATTTCTATCAGGATCAGAACTACCAAACTCTTTTATATCTAATACTGTTTCTGGGATACCATAACAATTAATTAAAGCTCTTAAACCTCTTTCTGTTCCTTTAGTTTTTAAAAGATAAGGAGCATTATGGTATAAACGTTTCCAAATTTCTTTAGATATGTCTTGTTTTGAAACTATTGCATTTGATGCAGTAATTACTGTTGAAGTGTCTTGTGGGTCTAAACTTGATCCAAATATATATTGTGATAAGTCATCATTTTCAAATTGATCATAACCTTCTATACCTAATGTCTTTAAAGTATAATAAACTAAATCTTTAGACACACCTAAAGTATGACTATTATCTCTTAATTGTGTTATTTCTTTTATATGTGTCCAAATGGGATCAAAATGCTGCCCCACCATATCACAAAATAATATGTAAGGTTGGTTTTCTTCTCTATCTCCTATAAAAGTAGGAACTAATTTAGATAATTTATTAGGATTTTGAGAATCAAATATAGAAGCAGATAATAATTGACCACCATAATTTGGATTATAAGAATCACCACTACCTAACCACGTTTCTGCTTCTGAAGAAGTTGTATGTGATAATATATAAGGTTCTATTGAGTTTGTTTTAGACCATGAATATGCTCCTGACTCAAAATACAAAAATTGTTCATAACCACTAAAACCTTGAATTAAATTTTCTTTTTTAATTTTTATAGAAGAAGATGCATTCGTATAAGCTACTGATTGTGTTGTATCCCCTGTAATTGTTTCTATATCATTTAATTGAGTACCATATAATTCAATTAATTCTAATTTATATTTAAAATTATTTAATAGTTCAGTTGCACTACCAAAATGTACAAAATTTTCAAAATGTGTAGGTGTTACTGTTAAAAAATCTAATGATGCTGTATCTACTGGTCTTATATATCCATAATCTATTTCTGGGATTTCATATCCATCTAATTTAGATAAAAGTTTTTGATAAGATGAAGTAGTAGATGTACTTAATATATCATTAAATGATTTAAATTCATTAGATACTTTAGGATTTAATCTTGTATCAATTTTAAAATTAGGACCTTTTATAGGTGTTGTAGTATCTACAGGTGGTAATTCACCTAAATTATAAATTATTTCTAGAGGATCTACTATATCTTCTACTATATTTAATTTATCACCTACAGATATGTTATCTGGTAAAGGCTTAAGTAACTTTATTAATAATAAAAATTCATTAGGATTAGATTTATCTATATCCATATTAACTCCTACTATGTTTATATCATTTTGAAAATTTAATGTAAATTCTCTAAAATAAGTCGAACTTTGAATTGTTTGGATATAATTTCTAGAATTAGAATCTAATACTGTGTTTCCTTCGGTTGTTGATAATTTTAATTCATTTCTAGTTGCTGATATTTCTGATAATTTAAAAACAGGAGTTATAGAATTAAATATCTTTCTTTTTTGTATATTTGTTTTTAATCTATATTCACCTGTATTATAACCATTTTCGTTAAGTATTTGTTGTGGATTAATATTTATTTCGTTTGTTAATCCCCCTATATTTTCTCCTGTTTCAAAATCAGAGTATTCATGTATACTATTTAATAAATTATTATTAAGATCATATATATGAACTTCTACAAAATCTTCAGCTCTACCGAATTTTCTATCAACGGATATAGATTTTAAATCATCTATATTTTTGATATCCACTCTAGTGGTATTATTTTCAGCAATTGTCTTAGCCATTTATATTATCTTTGTTTTAATATTGAAATTTCTTGTTCTTTAACTTTATTATCAGCTTCTAAAATATTTTTTTCTGATTCTAAAGTTGCTATTCTTTGTTCTAAAGATTGTATGTTATTTCTTAAATCTCTAATAATTTTATCTGAGGATAATTCCGCATCTTTTAAATATTCTCCACTTCTATTAAATAAAATAGTGTGGGATAAAGTTCCTGTTTGTGGGATTTGAAAAAATAATTTGTTGTATATTTCAAAAAAATTTGTTAATGAAACATTATCAACTGATGATTTTAATTCATTAAAAGACCTGTCTATTAGTTTATCGGCTTCTGTTATTTCATATGCCTTTTTAGTTAATTTCATTATCTTACTATTTTAAAGAAATAATCTTCGTCATAAATATTAATTCCATCATTATTATCAACTCTAAACATTAACTTATAATAACGTTCAGGTTGAAATCCTTCCATCCATAAATCAAAATACATTCCATCACTATTAGCACTTAATTTTGTATATTCTGTGTCAAAAGGAATTATTACTTCGTCCGTTTCTACATCACGTACACTGTAGTAACTTGTTTCGGGTAAATATTGTACATTTAAAAAATTTGAACTTGTTACAAATGTTCTATCTGGGTATCTTTTTCTTGTTGTTAACCTAAAACGTTGTTTTGATTTTCTTTGAAATTCAGATTTATTATTATATAATGATAAAAATATGTCTCCACTAGTTAAAGTAGTTCCACTATGAGAGTAAGATGAATCATCCCATTTAAAAGTTAATTTAGGAGGATAAACTGTATGTGTGTTAGTTGAAAAATAACTTAATTCACCATAACTTAAACTGTCTTCTTCTACACTTGAAGGTTTTTTAATTATAAAACCATTATTAGTTATAGCATCAGGATAAACTGCACTGGTATAAAAACTTGAAGAGAATTTTTGGATTATAGAAGTAACATCTATATCTAAATCTAAATTATCATTTTCAAAAAAAATATTTTCACCTCTAAAATCACTACCTATGTACCAAGCTCCTCCCCCTGCTTGAAAGGTATATGATCCTGTTGCTTGTGAATTAAAATTTGTAGTATCCCATAAAGATGATGTTAATTCTGTTCTATGAACCCATGTTGCCCCATTTGCCGCTTGAAGACTACCTGAAGCTATAAAAGGTGGATTTGATTCATATCTATGTGTTCCCTCATTAAAAGACTGTGATAAAGGAAAAGCTTCAATTACATGACTATTTGCTAGTTGTTTATGTTCAGTAGAATATAAATTTAAACATATTTTTAAATTGTTAGATGTTACTTCTTTTGCTACACCTGATAATTTATTTTCTATAACATCTTTTATATCTATATTTTTAAACTTCATTAATATACGAGAAGTAAAATATGTTTCTCCTGTGTTTGATTTTTCTTCAACTAATTCAAGAATTTCATCACGACCTGTATTCATATTAGTTCGATCGGGATGACTATATATAGTAGTGTCTTTTTCGGGAAAAATTGAGTAATATGCCATTTTAATATTGTTTTATTTTACCTTTAATATCCGTATCTGGATATTTTAATTCAAAAATACTTGGATCTAAAGAAGGATAAATTATACCATTTTTATTAGCTGTTTTAAAATCATATCTAAATCTAGAATATCCTTTTTCTTGACCCGCTAAATTATTAAACACAACATTTATTACTGATTGTACTCCTTTTACATTTGCTATTAAATTAATAACTTCTGATTCTATAATTGGTTGATTTATTTCCCATTTATCTACATTAAAATAACTTTTTAATTCAGATATACAATCTAATAAAACTTGTTGATTATTATTATTTCTAAAAGTTGTAATTTCAAAATCAATTCCAAAATTAATAATAAAAGCATCCATTATATTAATAGAATCTGTTAGTGGTTTATAATAATTAAGATAAGTTATTAAATTAGTTTTAGTAGCTTTATTACATGTAGTAACGTATTTATTTCTATCATATCCCAAAATATATAAGTTTGAAGATATTTGAGATGATTCCGTGTTTGTATTAGGTGTTTCTATGTCTGTAGATTTTACTATATATGCTTTAGCTACACTACCATATAAAGAAGGCATAGATAATGTTCTCACAATATAATCTTCTTTAGTTACTGTTCTTTGTTGGGCTGCGAAAGAAGCGGCTGTATTAAGTTTTAAATCTTCAACAGTATCACCTGCTCCCCCACCTGTTGATGCTTCTGGGTTGTTACATGCTAATGATTCTTTAACAAAAGAAATTAAACTACCATCTAAATTAGGTTTATTAGAAATATTAGTTTCTTTAATTTTTGTTATAGTATTAGAAGGAACATTAGAATTTAATCCACCCCCTACTAAATAATTAACTGTTAAAGTTGTATTTGATGGTACTTTACCATATGTTTCTGTATATAAAAAGTTTGATGGGTCTATAGATTGGTCTAACTTACTTCTTCCATCTCTACCACCTAAACCTATATTATCTGGTATTGGAACTATTTGTTCATCTGTTTTGTCTGAACTTCCCCCACCAAATTGTATTTCTAATACCCCATTAGACGTAAATCTAGTTACAAATCTTCTAGGTACTCTTTTTAATTTTAATAAATAAGGTGTTTCATCATAAAATTCATATAATGTAGGACTAGTACCTTGTATATTTGATATATTTTCAAAAACAGTATCTTGGGCTAAATAAGGGACTTCTGTGTATTCATTTCCATTTGAATCTACTATAGATTCTATTGATATAATATTACTATCTATTAAGTTTAAAATTAAAAATCTTTCTAAATTTCCTATTTCAAATGTTGTAGATTTTCTATTAGCAGATATTGCTTTTACTGATTTTTTTAATAAATAATATTCAGGATCATTTCCATCTAAAGAATAAACACTAACGTCTGTTGGGTTAAAAGAAGATGAATTACTAAAAACTACTGGGTTTTGTAATAAAAATTCTGTGCCATTCGAAGCTTCAAATACTGAAGGTTGGTTTATTGTTAATGAATAATCAAAATCTGGTATTTTATTACCTGTATTTCCTTTTGCTGGTATTAATTGAAATAAATCTATATCCGTAACTGATGTTGATGTTACTTTTGGTCTATAAACTAAGGTATATGCTAAATGGAATAAATTAGTTCTTTCTTGGGCAGTGTCTAAAAATGTTTCTTGTAATTGAGTGTCTACATAGTAAGATAAAACATCACCAACATAAGCAGCCATTTCCATAAACATTAAACCTGGAGATCCTTCTGTAAAATCATTAAAAGTATCAGGATAATATGTTCTAGTAAATTCAACTAGATCAGATCTAAAAGAATTAAAATCTTTATTAAGATATTTTATATCTTTAATAGGTGTTGTATTTGATATTTTATTATAAGCCATGTTTTTTTATTTAATATCCTCCTCCCGCACTAGGTGAAGGTGTTGAAGAATTACTTAAATTATTATCTTGTGTAAAATTAATTTGTATAGCGTCTTCTTCTCCATTGTTTATTAATCTATAAAATATACCTACATATAATTCATGACTATCAGGTGATTTATCTACAGTTACATTTACTAATTCAATTTGAGGAATATAAAGTTTTATTTGGTTATTAATTTTTTCTTTTAATGATTCCTCATCTGTAAAATTTTCAAAAAGATACTCTCTTAATCCTACACCAAAATTAGGTTTAAATACTCTTTCTCCTGGTTCTGTTAATATTATATTTAATAGATTACTTTTTACTTGTTCAGCTGTTTCATAAGTAGAAAAGAATACACCTTCAGCGTTAAAAGGAAATCTAACACCAATTGCTCTCCTATTATTTACATCTATAGGATTTATTCTTATATAATCTCTTACGTTTGCCATTTACTAGTTTCCTTTTTTCTTATTAATTGCATTCATTAAACCACTATAATCTCTTGTTACTGCTTTTGCTACTGAGTCAGGCATACCTGCTGTATTCATTGGTAAAGGATCACCTGTTGCAAAAGGTTGTGATAAACTTACAGGTGAATTTCCTGAATTTAAATTTGTATCTCCTGCTGCTGTTTCATTTAGTAAATCATTTAACATACTATCTCCTACAAATTGTTGTTTTTTGATAGGTTTTTTACCCATTATTTTTTCTTTTAAAGATGATTGAGGTACTTTAGGTACTTCAACTAATCTTTCAGTATGTTCTGTGATTGTTGGTTTTAATCCATCACGTAAATCTTCTTTAAGTGATTTGATTTCTCTGCGTAACGCATAATCGATTTCTTCTCTAACTACTTTTCTAATTAGATTTTCAAAAGTTTTTGCTTTCATGTTAATAATTAATGTTTGTTAATAAATATAAATTTTTTAAGCTCTATAACGCTTATATCCTATCATTTCAAAATCTAAATTATATAATTTTTCTATATATTCAATTTGATTAGTTTCTGTTAGTTCAT